TAGAGTCGTTACTCCAAAAGGCGGCGTAATTGAAAAGAAAGTTACAGCTAACCAAGTAATTGCAGATACAGGCTACAGCGAAGCTCAGTTAGGTAAGATTGCTGACAAAGATGGTGTTGGCGGTTTACGCGTTATTGCTGACGAGCTAAAAGTTAAAGGCAAATCAATTAAAGAGTTAATTGATGGCATCTTAAAAGCTCAAGAAGGTAAATAATCATGGAAATATTTCGCGCTAATTCAGACGTAACTCTCGTTGTCCCTCTGGTTGACGCTAACGGCAATACGTACAACGTTAGCGCGATTTCCTATCGTGTTGTAAACCAAGACGAGCTAGAGATTGTAGCGCCGACAGTTTTAGGCACATTTTCTACTGGTAGCACTGAGGCGGTAATTACCGTGCCTACAGTTAGCAATCAATTGGTCTCTGGCAACATTAGAGAGCTTAGAAATATCGAGCTATACCTAACTGAAGATACCAATCAGATTACTATTAGATACCCTTACGTAATTGAAGCGTCAGAGGTACTTGTCGTAGGCGGTAATTCATTTCAAACCTACGCGCAGTCATTATTAACGGCTTTAGAAATATCAGATATTCCAGGCTGGAACGATGCCTCAGAACAAGACAGAATTACAGCATTGATGGATGCAAGGCTTCGTATCAATCAATTAAACTTCGGACTATTAACGGACTACTTTGACCAATCAAACATTGCTCCATTTGGCGATATGCGATTCCTTAATGGAACTTTGGAGTTAATTGACCCCGTTCAGTATGTAGCTTTGCCAGAAAGATTGAAGAAGAAACTTAGATTGGCTCAAGTCGTTGAGGCTGACGCAATTCTAGGCGGTGACCCAATCAAAGAACAGCGTGAAGCCGGCTTAATGAGTTCTAGTATCGGTGAAGTTTCCCAAATGTACCGAAGTGGCAAACCACTAATGCTGCCAGTATGTAAAAGAGCTTTATCGTACCTAAGCTACTACATAACGTTCACCAAAAGAATCGGCAGAGGCTAAAGATGAATCGTGATGTTGTAACGGACAATATCGCGGTGAGCTATGAGTTATTCCATCGCTCTATCTATGCGCTTTATCTTAAAAAGGCAACAGACGGCAAGACCGATGTACTTTCTGTAACTTCGTTTGCAAGAGAGTCTCTAATGCAGTCTAGCCGCTTCTACAACAGCGTATTAAGACATATTGATGACTATGTAGCACTTACTACGAATGGCGTGTCTGAGACCGCTTTAAATCGCGTTGTGGGGCTACGCGAGATGCTGATTACTAGACTTGACGCATTAACTAGCGATTCAATTCGATATTACCAACAGAAACTTCGTAGTAGCGCGTTATTTGGGCAGAAAGTTGGCTTTACTGATAGAGAGTTTGACTATCGAGTAAAAGACGCTCGTGGAAGGGCGCTCGACCCAACAGCTTACGTTAAAGGGTTAGTTAGAGCCTTCGCCGTTGATGCTTACTTCGTTACTACGTTAGATATATTAGTCCAGCAAGGTTTTCAGGCAAAGATTCTTTACCCTGATGTTAATCATGCTAATAACGGCGTAGTGTTTAATCCAGCAAACGCAGAACAAGTTAAAACCTTTGCTCAGCTATTTCACCCTAATTCTAAAGCTACGGTGGTCGCCAATGTTATTCATTCCTAATTTAAGTTGTGTAGTTACTAAGCATGGCGGGTTAGACCTATACGGTCAGCCTACGCCTGGCGTTTCTTATAAAGAAAAATGTGCAATTGTTAAAATTGCTAACAAGATTCTTCCAACAAGCGTTCGTGCAGACTCTTCAGCCTCAAGAGGGGCGGCACAAGAGATGATTGTAGATGCCGAATTATTGCTTGTGGCTACAACAAAGGCTCAGCTTAACGACTTTGTAGATGTCTCTGGGTTTAAGCTTAGAGTAGTAGGCAAGTTTCCAAGATATTCAATTACTGGCAAATTAGACCACTATCAACTTTTATGTAATATCTGGGGGTCATAAGTGAATCTTGTTCCAATCGCTCAGCTAATAGAAGACGCAGGCTTGGCTAAGTCTGGTACCGACTTATTCTTACATTCATTCCCAGCGGAAGTAGAGACGGGCGTTTTAGTACGCGAACCTCTAGGCGGCACGAAAGTAGATTACGAATTGCCAGAATACAGAAAAACTTCTTTCCAAGTTATTGTAAGAACTCACGCTCAGAAGTATTTGAGTGGCGATGCTATTGCGAGAAACATATTTAAAGAACTTAATTTATCCGAGATTCAGCTTGATAGCATTTTTGTTAAATACCTAAGACCAAGACATGAGCCAGTTTCGTTCAGAGGCTCTCCTGGCAACAACGTTGAATTCAGTATTAACTTTGATATTTGCTTTGTAATAACCGACCCAGATGGCTATTAGTCTAGAGACAGATATTAATGCACTAATCTTAATACTCACGCAGACGGGCGAGCATGTTAAAAAGGGTGTTGCCTTAAAGATGCTTGAGGGCGGCTACAAGATGCGCGACAAGGCTAGAGATTATGCTCCAGTAGACTTGGGCAATCTAGAAAAGGCAATTAAGCTAGAGCATGACAGGGCGGGCATTCATGGCAGACGCGAAGTAACGGTATATGTAGATGAAGGCATGTCAGTTGAGGGAAGGGAAGGGCATACCGTTGCTGAATACGCAATGCGAATGCACGAAGGCTCTTATAACCTTGGCAAAAAGTCACTAGCGAAAGAGTCCGCCCTTGGCGTTCAGGTTGGCCCAAAGTATCTAGAAAGGGCAGCCGATGACACCACTGCCGACACTGTAAGCTCGATGCTAAGCGAAGCCAGAAAAAGATTGCTAGTCGAGCGTGGTCATAGTGGTTCAGATATGTCAAGCGATTACGAAAGCGAAGAGGATTATTAATGATTTTTTACGCGATTTGTGGTATATTTCATAAGTCACCACTGACTTAAATTGCTTTCTCTTTTGCAAAAGGAAAAATTATCATGGCTTCAAGTACCAAAAATGTAAAACTTGGTGTTTGCAAGGTCTTCTTTGACGGAATAGACCTTGGTTACACTCAAGGCGGCGTTGATTTCAGCGTAGCCACTCAAACTCATAAAGTAGAAATTGACCAATTCGGTAAAACAGCAATTAACGAATACGTAATGGGTCGCGACGCAAAGGTTAAAGTGCCTTTGGCTGAAACAACTATCACTAATATGGCAGTTTTATTCCCAGTTAAATCTGGCAATGCTGGTATCGAAGGCACTACCGCTCAACGTTTCGGTGTTGATACAGGCGTAGGCGCTGACTTGCTTTCATCTGCTAAGTTGCTTTCATTGCACCCAGTATCTAAAGCGGACTATGACTTCAGCGATGACATCGTAATCCCATTAGCTAATACTCCAGGCGCATTGCAATTCGCTTACAAATTAGAAAATGAACGTATTTTCAACGTTGACTTTACTGGCTATCCTGACCCAGCTTCAAGCATGTTGTTCTATGCAGGCAATCCATTTACTGATGCCGTTGGCAAAAGCTTTGCGGTAACTTCTGGTTTAACTACTGTATTGACAGTAGCCACTGGTATCACTGCGGCAATGACAGGCAAGATGGCGATGTTAGGTGCTACTAATGCAACTGGCGCTCTTCCATCAGGCTTCCTTGGTCGTAAGTTGTATTACATCAAATTTATCAGCACAACAACTTGTTCATTGCACAACAGTGCCGATGATGCAGTCAATGGCGTTGGCGCTGTGACTGTTGGTACTGGTTCATTTGTATCAGGCGTTTCATTAGCTTTACTTTCTTAACCTGTAACTAGCCCTAACGTAATGTACCCCTTCGGGGGTACATGAAGCTTTTAAATAACACGGAGAACACACAACATGGCAAAGATTTTAAATGTAGATGGCTTAGCTCAAGAAAAAAAAGAAATTGTACTTAAAGGCATTACACACGTAATTAAAGAAATGTCAGTAGAAGACTTTCTAGTAACGATGGAAGCGGCTGATAAGTTAGAAGTAGACTCAAGCCCGAAAGCTCAGATTGACGCAATCGTAGCGATGGTTGCTCGCGCAATCCCAAGCTTGACAGATGTAGAAGCTCGCGCTTTACCGTTTGACCAGTTAAATGCAATTGCATCTTTTATTCGTGGAGAAATTTCTGACTCAATAAAACACGCGATTACAGAGGAAAAAGATAAAGCGGGAAACTAATTGAAGGCGCTGAGGGCGGAATAGAAATAATCGATTTTGGTTTCTATTTCTGCCGTGTATGCGCCTTTTACAGTATGACCGACAGGCATGTTTTGGACATGCCTATTAAAAGATTCTGGTTGATGAATTCTAGCATTGAGCGAGTTAGCGCCCAGCAAAACATTCGTCAAGTGATGGTCGGACTTAGCTCTCAAGGGGGCGAGGCAGCTCAAGAGACGGTAGATAGACTGACTGTTGAAATGGGTACGGTTATCATCGGAAAGGCAATTGTAGATAGGCAGGGTCTTGATGACTTAAAACAGATGAATTTTTAAGGAAATATTATGGCAGTTGCGGGTGACATTAAAATAGTAATGACCTTGGATGACAAGGATTTTAGCGTCAAGATTAAAAACGCAGGGCAAGTCATTAGAGACCTTACTAAAGATTTAAAACAAACAGCAACATCCACCAAAGCTACTGAAGACCACTTCAATAGCCTTTCAACAAAGACGCGACATCTCCTGCAAAATGCGGGTATGTTGCGTTTTGCTTTGTACGACTTACGCGACGCATTTCATGGCACATTTGGCTTGGTTATTAAGACTAACGCCGAAATGGAGCGCATGACCAAATTAATGGAAGGTCTTAGCAATGCTACGAGCGCTCAAGGAAGAGCCGCCGACGCATTGAAGGGCAAAAACTTCGTTATTGAAATGTCTAAGAATGCGCCTTTCGAAATTAAAGCGCTAACCGATTCTTATGTTAAATTTAAGTCATCTGGAATAGACCCAGCGAACGGAAGCATGTTAGCGCTTGTGGATTCAGTAGCTAAATTTGGCGGAACGTCAGAGCATCTTCATAGAGCCTCAATCGCGATTCAGCAGATGTCTGGTAAGGGCGTAATCTCTATGGAGGAGTTACGTCAGCAATTGGGTGAAGCAATCCCAAATGCGATGCAGTTAATGGCTAAAGGCGCTGGCATGTCTATGGCGGAGTTAGTTAAGCATATATCAAAAGGCGAAGTTGAATCTAAGAGCGCTCTAGACCGTATGTTTACTATGATGAAGTTGGAGAATCAAGGAGCTGCGGCTGACTTGATGGAAACATGGAACGGACAGTTTGCTAAGTTGCAAACAAACTTTGCCTTATTCTTGACTGACATCGGCGGCAATAAAGATAGCGGACTGTTCGCCGTACTAAAGGGCGAACTAAAATCGCTAAATGACTTATTCACCACCATTGATGCTAAGAAATTCGCTGGCGATATTGGTATAGCGCTTAAGAGTCTAATATCTACCGTGACAAACGTTACTAAGGCGTTTAGAGATAACTGGAAAGAAGTAAAATTAGTAGGGGAAGTAATGTTATCCGTGTGGGGTGCAAATAGAATTGTATCTCTACTGGCTGGTATTACTGGTGCGATTAGGTCTCAAATTGCCGCCACTACTGTTGCGATGGCGGCAGAGAGAAGCAGAAGCGCCTCGATTAATGTCGCCCTTCAAGAAGAGCTTAACGCTAAGCGCAAAAAAATCATGGATGAGTCAGCGCTTGAAAGAAAAAGACTTGCTGATAGCAAGATAGCTATGGCAGAAGAGGTGGCGGCTTTAAAGGTTAAGTTCGCGCAAGAAGAAGCCCTAGCTATAGCGTATTATAACAAAGCAAGAGCATTAGAGCTGGCTGCCAGTCGAGGAGGCATAAGTAGAATAGCGGTGGATGGCAATCGTCAATCCGCTCTTTCATTCTTTAACCTTTCGATGGAAACGGAAAAGTCTTCAGTCAAGACGAAGAAAGCTTTAGAGGTGATGAGTCGCGCTCACGTAGACACGATGGTCGTAAATAGAAATATAACGCAAAAAGCAACCGAGTCCCTTTTAGGTCTAGGTACTACTGCGGTTAGAGCAAGCGGAATGATGGGCGTACTTAGAGGTGGCTTGGCTCTTTTAGGTGGCCCGATTGGCATTATTACAGCCTTAGTTACCGCTGGGATATTTGCATGGATAGAATGGGGCGACGAAGCTAAGAAGGCAATTTCTGGCGCTCAAAATGCTGCCGACGGCGGGTACGCTTCTTTAAAAGATGCCGCCATTCTTGATAAGGCGTCAAAAGAGACGCTTACTCAAAAAATATTGCTTACCGCAAAGCTTGAAGAAGCTAATGCCAAATTAAATAATGCTAAAACTACCAATGTGTTTGGAGACTTTGATGGCAAACTCAAGGCTGAAAACATCAGGGTGGCCGCTGCCGCTGTTACACACTACGGCGCGGAGCTAGAAAAACTCAACAAGATTTCTAGCGATGCTATCGCCGCCAGAAAGCAAGGCACAGATTCCATTCTGTCAACAAACGTAGCCGAAAACGCTAAGAACATTAAAGTGTTAATGGACGTTCAGTTTTCAGCTTACGAAAAAGACAAGCTAGAGCATAGACAGTTATTGCAAGATAAGATGGAAGCAAATAAAGTTGCGCTTGCTAAAAATGAAATTACAGAAAAAGAATTTAAAGCAAGAGAGACCAAAGCTCAAGACGACCTAACTAAAGAAGAAATAACAAAGTACACCAAGCTAAAGGCAACTCAGTTAGGTATTCAGCAGGCGAGCGTCAATAAGATAAAAGAACTTTTGGCAAATGCAGAGAAGAGCGGAAATGCGCTAGGCACTGCCAGCTTTAAAGCTCAATTGACAGCGCAAACAGCCGCACTTCTTCAGGCTCAAGATGATTTGGCTGCCGCAAAAAGACTTGGCACTAGTCCAGACCTAATAGCGACAAAAAACGATAGCGACCCGATGAAGCACTCCGCTATAGACAAATTACTTATCTCTTTACGAGCAAAGAAAGAGGACTTAGCGGCAACAATCAAAGGCATCGATGGCGATTTGGCTGCCTTCGAGAGTAGAGTCAATGATGGCGTTTACGGTGAAAAGCGTAATAAGAAGGGCAAAATAACTCAAGATGCCGCCACTGAAGCAGAGCTAGCTGAGGCTAAAGCCCTTTATCAAGAGCAATTTAGACAATCTGAAGAGATAGATAGACTTAATAAGATTATTGGTGATGCCGCTTCAGCTAGAACCAATGTTGCAGAGTTGACACGTAATTCTCAAGTTGAGCTAAGCGATGCAATGGCTAACTATTACGATACAGGCTCGGCTGACAGGTCTATGACCGCGCTTCATAAGCAATTAGAGAAAATGAAAGAAGCCTTGACTAAGGCATCTACAGAACTTGGCGGTACGGAACAGGCTAAAGCTTTGGAGGCTTTAAAAGGTTTTGACGCTTTCAAGGCCAAGGTTCTTTCAGAGAAAGGCGCAGTTCAGGCTTCTAATTTAGCTGTAGATTTCAGAGAGAAAGCCAACGCCATTGAAGTCAATTTAACCGACAATAGATATGACCAGATTGAGGCGGCTTACAATAAGGAAATCACTAAATCAAGAGAGGTTTACGAAACCAAAAAACTTCTCGCCGAAGGCAACGACCAAGCAATGCGGAACCTTGACTCAGAATATAATCGCTGGTCAAGCGATATGTCGGCTAAGCGTCTTCGCGATTTAGAGACTCCACTTCAAAAGCTTGCTAGAGACTGGAAAGACACAACCAAGCAAATGCAAGATGCTACAACTGGCTGGGCAGACCAAGCTGTTGACGCTTTCGTTCAGTTCGCTAAGACTGGCAAACTAAACTTCAGTAGTCTTATTGATTCTATCTTAACGGACATTATCAGAATGCAGACACGTAAAGAGTTTGCTCAGTTCTTAATGCCTTTGATGGATAGTGCCAGTGCGGCGGTTGGCAATTGGATGAGCGGCGTGTTTCAATTTGCTGATGGCGGCATTATGAACGGCAATGGTGCTGTGGAGCTTCGTAAGTATGCAACAGGCGGCGTAGCTAATACTCCTCAGTTAGCAATGTATGGCGAAGGCTCAATGGCTGAAGCTTATGTACCTCTTCCAGATGGTAGAAGCATTCCAGTAACAATGTCTGGCGGTGCAGGGGCGGGCGGTGCAAACAATGTAACTGTAAACGTAATTAACCAAACAAGTACACCTGTTTCTGCAAACAAGTCTCAGCCTCGCTTTGACGGTAGACAGATGGTGCTAGATATTGTCCTGACGGCAGCAAGTCAGCCAGGACAGTTCCGTGACGGTATGAAAG